CAGAACCAGCAGTTACAATAACTGCTTCAATCTTACCATCTGTTGCAGCAGCAGATACCGTAGAATCAGTACTAACAGGCATGAAGTCTGTTGTTAGAAACTTTGTCTGTTCCGAAGCCGTAATGGTATATATGTATTTGAGAACATAACCACCCTGAGCAAACGGGGAAGTTGATTCAGAGGTAGGTTCAGAACCAGAATATGCCGCCCCACTGTTGTTATCAATGACTTTGTATATGCGGTTATCAGATGTACGAAAGAAGAAAGTAGAGTCGTAAATATTAGCTGCACCAGAAGATGATAGGTTAGAAGAACTGATGTTGTCTTCATACATATCGTAGATGGTACTGTTTGTCCAATCGCGCCGAGGAAGAGCAAAAGTAACATCGCCGCTTGCAATGTTTTTACCAGCAATCGTCTGATCCCATGTATAAAATTCACTCGTTATATCATCCGCAGGTGTTGGGGGAGACGAATCTGTTCCACCACTAGTTGCTGATGTGAAAGGTGTAGCTTTACCCAGCAACATATAATACACACTCTTAGATGTCTCCGAAAAGGATTCATAAAACTGTGTCGCGTTATGAAGTCTAAATTTCTCTGTTATAATTGCGGTCATTGTTCGATTCCTCTAATCTGTATAATACTATTTATACACTATGTTTGACTATCCCCTGTTTATCGTATCCATTCGAAGTATTATAGTGCTGCTATTCTACCTTTAAATTCTGCAAAGTCTGCACTTGCTGCTACTTCTGTTTTCAAATCTGCTAAACTAATATAACCCGGTAATACTGGAATCTGTGAGAATGTCACAACCCCGTTAGCGGCAATCACAATTGAGTCAACATCACCAGCAGAACCAATCTGTCCACCATTTTGAATTGAGATATTTGAACTGAATACAGGCCGTGCCGCAAAAGTAGCAACGCCGGAAACACTGACTGTTCCGTTTATGTCAATGGCAGTAGCAGTCAGGTCAATCTCATCAGTAGCACCGATAGATAGAACCGTTGCGCTTGATCCATGAATAAACTGAGAAGCATCGTTAAACTGGATTTTCCTTGTGCTGTTTAGCAATAATCCAGTATCGGCAACGTGTGTTAACGTCACATCTTGGTCTGCACCAAAGTTAATTACAGCAGCATCAGCAAGAAACAAGTCAGACCATTCCAGACTAGCAGAACCCAATGCAGCACCATCAGCAGTAATAGGGCTTATACCAACAGAATCAATCTGTACTCTCCCCGTACCACCTGTGGAAATTGCAACTGTATCAGCCGCAGAGAAATATATACCTGTGTTAATATCATCACTGTTTGTAAAAGACGGGGCTGATGCACTTCCATCGGCAATAGCAATAACACCACTTATTACTGGACTTACAAGAGTAACAACATTAGCATCGGAGCTAATACCAGAAGTTAGTGTTGTACCTGTACCCAACAGAGTATAGATTTCAACGAAGTTATCATTAAGCTTGTCGCCCCCCTCACGAATAGCATCGCCTGTACCATCGCCGGAGGATGATCCTAAATTTATTGCTTGATATGTCATCGGTAATCTTCCTTTATTGTATTTATACCTTCAGTGCGTCCCAAGTTACTACACTATCGAATGTTATTGTTCCACTGAAGCCAAGTTGTGTATTTGCAAATGGGCTGTTAAACTGGGCAGCATAAGCAGCTTCTTCAGTTCCATTCTCAAGTAAAACCTCTACCCCGGAATTTAATAATATATTATCTCCCTCGTCATTTTCCTCTAACTTTAATTTACCAATTGTATGAACAAAGATATCAGATGGCATAGAAAATGAAGCAAGTGTAGTTTTACCTGTTGATCCAAAAGGTGTCTCACCAGTGCTCACCGAATCTTCAAGGGCAATAAATGCTCTCTCCAATATTAATTTACCACCAACACCAAACCCACTATTATCTTCTAATATGATGTCATCACCAAAGGTTCCAACAACGGTTGTTCCATCCTCCTGCTTAAATGATCCCAAATTCTGTTCCTCAAGAATAATAGTATCAAGAGTATTATCATCAGATATATTAACCAAAGATTCCCGAACAAGATCGGTGATGGTATAGGATTCTGGATTGAAGTCCTCTCCCAGTATCTTACCGCCACCGTGGAACCCAACTGGATTTTCTAGAATTAGATTGTCCCCATCCGTCTCATCTACAAGGTTGTTATTCGCAATTTCAGTGAACGTGTTTATAGTTACACTCTGGCCTAGGTTAACATCTGACTCAGTTTCTAACAAGAAGTTGTCACCATTGTCAGCCTGTAATTTTCCCTCAGACGACTGGTCGGCCGTACCCGTAATCAACAAACGGCTACCAATTTCCGCTGTCCCCATTTCCAATTGGATTCCGTCACCAGTTATTGATTTAACCCCAGTTGTAGCAAGGAATACCAAACCATTAGAAGTATTATGCGTTTTGTTGACAGTCGCACTAAGCTTGGTTACAATGCTTGACCGCAGAAAAACCTCGGCCGCAAGATCACCACTAACCTGTACAAAATTTGCATTATCCGTCTCATCAACAAGATTGTATTTTACACTTGTATCCTCACCAGTTAAGAACGATACTCCATCTGTACCAGTAACTTCACGGATCAGAACCCCGCTTTCATCTTCTAAAGTCATTCCACTACCAGCATCATTTTGTGATGCCGGAAGATGTGCTTCATCAGTTCCATCAATAACGATTTTGTTTGATACTGCTTCTGCTCTCTCAGATATGATACGGTCATCATCCGCTGTAATTAATGAACCAAACTCACCCGCGCCAGTACCATATGTTATTTCAATTCCTTCAAAATCTGGATAGGTATTTTCTGGCGTCTCTAGTTCAATTATACCACTATCTTCAACAGTCCCATCTTCAAGAGTGAACCTATCACCATCTTGCTGAAGGATAGAACTCTCTAATAGAATATCTTCATTCTCTTCAGTCTTTACCCCCAGGCGGCGTTGCATAGACTCGCTGAATAAAGTTGAAAACGTAGAAGCAAGAAGTGCGCTATAGGTATTTGCGTCATAATCATTAGTACCAAGACTTGCACCTGTTGTTTTTATGGCCATAGAAACAAATGAAGTTTGAATAACCTTAGAAAATACATTAAATCCAGCTGGATGAATTGCTTTCTTCAACTCATTAATATAAGAATTACCACTAGATTTTGACTGAATCTCATATGAGAACTGTTGATAATAATAAGAGTCTTGAATTTTAACCAGTTCTTCACTAATAAGACTTTCAATACCACTATACTTACCTTCTTTCACAGCGGTTGTTCCTAGAGTGAAAGAAGATTTTGCAACATCAGCATAAACAATTATTCCAGAAGCCACATCAGTTGTTATTGATGTTGTTCCGGCAGAGAAGTCTATACCATTATCCTCAAATAATATTTTTTGTGATTCATGCAGCCCAGTGGAATCTACACCATCCAAAACTAAATTGGTGAAGGGGTCGTCAGTTTCATACAGAAGTTTTTCATTAGCATCATCAGTTAATCCCGCCTCTAAAACAATTAAGTTACTGGGGTCATTTGTTCCTGATGAATCCGTAGCATTGGCGATAAGTTTTTCACCAACATTTGCAGATGCAGAGTTAGTCCCATCAAGTACCACATTGTCTTCGTATTCTATATCGGCATCAAGTAAGATAAATTCTCCAGCCGATGCTGTAAATCTCAAGTCAGCAGGGGGTAAACTTTCCAATATAAATTTTACTTGTCTGAGGTCATAAATATAATCGGTATTTGGATGCTCCATAATGAGCTCACCCTGATCATCCTCTAAGAGTATAAAATCAGTTGTTGCCGAAATAGCATCTAATAAAAGCCTATCTCCATTCTCATCAACCAGATTTTCTCCATAGACAAGATTAGCATTCATAATAAAATTATCATCAACATACTCATTGGTTGTGAGGGAGTCTTCAAGAAGCATACCCTCATTGGAAGTTGTTCCAAACGATTCACTTTTACTAGCAATAGTGTCTTCTAAAGAAACCTCTAGAACCTGAGTTGTAGAATCATATGACCGGACGGTTCCTGTGTGTGATGTTAACGCAGCTCCAATAGCAAAGGTGCCGGTTATATCCTTGATAACAAAGTTTGCGTGAGGTTCTAAGCTTGGAACCTCAGTATAATTAAATCCTGGGTTAGTAACATTAATGGATTTTAGTCGGCCAATATCTGTGGTGGTTGCAAGAACCTTAGTGCTGGCACCATATTGACTTCTAACAGTAAGGGTTGGTAATTTTGAATATCCTTGACCAACCTCAGTTACAGTTATCTTTGTAATATCTCCATCACCAGACTCTAATACAAATCCCTCGTTGGTATAATGTTTAGTGTCTAAAGAGGTTGTGATTAGTGCCGCCTCCATCTCCACTCTATCACCAAGCACCGCCTCAGTATTAATGGTGCCTGTATAGGAAGCAGCATTACCCGACTCACCATAGAGTTGGTCTGATCGATGATTGAAGTTACCACCGTAAAGATTGTATGTTGTTGCGACGTATGTTGCTTGAGCATAGGCCGTTGTTGCAACAGGAGAATAAAAAGTTGTGCCTGGATATTCTTTGAAGACATACTTTCTTATTGCCGTTGGTGTAGATGCAAATACTAAAACTTCGTTATCTAAAATTGACTGTGCGCTGGATATCGTAATTGATGTTTGACTTGCAACAGCAATAACCGTCACAGTATCACTCTCACTAATACTGTTTCCCCTGACTCTCATACCAACTGCAATAGTCTCACTATTACCATCTAGTGTAATTGTTTTTGAATCAACGGTAGCGCCATTGACGGAGGCTTTGGCATTTAGAATGGTACTATCTTCTGCTGCATAATTTGTTAGGTAAATTGGATAATAGTAACCAATGGTGGTGGCATATATTGTGTCAGTACCATAAACTGCATAAGGTTCTTCTGCTGTTATTGTACCCTCTTCAAGAGCAACACTGAATAACTCCACAGAAGTGGTTGTACCAGATTCCTGTAGAATAATGTCAGAATCAGTTTCATCTATAATGTTACCATTAATAACCGTGACTTCAGCTAATGCCGGTTGAACTAATCCCGCCTCTGAGCCGTTATCAATAAATACTACAAGGTCACCAAGTTCGTAATTCGTTCCACCATCATCAATTACAACACCAGAAACCGAACCCCGCTGAATCTCTGCAACTTTAGCTGCAATATCACCACTACCAATAAGTGTAGAAGTATCAACGTCAATACTGTCTCCAGCACTATACAGTGTCCCATCATTTGAAATTGATACGTCAGAGTTTATTTGTTTGATGATAAAATCATATCGGACATCTTTTACAGAAGATATTCCATAGACTGTTTCATCAACTTGAAAGGTTCCTATTATATTTGAAAGTTCAAACTCAACATATGACACACCGGCGGCCGCTGTAAGGATTGTTGAACTTTCAACAAGCGCGGTTGCGCCACTGTTTTGACCAGTAATTGACTGCCCAAGAAGTTCATCTGCAATAGCAGAACCAATAATCGAGCAGCGAATTATTGTAGGCTTATCCCAATCTGCGTCGGAGACTCTCATCATATATTGGTTTGGATAAAATACCTCAGAATCTTCATCCAGAAGAATTCTCATAAAGAGTTTAGCTGCCTCTTTAGTTCCCTTCCTTCGGTATAGCTCACGAATATGTTTTTCTAAATTTCTCTTATTGATTCCATCTGCAAGCTTGGTGGGAATACCTTCCATAAAGGATTTACGAAACTCTTCGATGAAATCATAGATGGTGTTGTCAATGTCAGCATAGGCCAACAACTGCTGAATGTTCTGAACGGGGTTCGCCCGATATCTTGTGACTACACCCGAAGCACCAGAGGTTCCCCCTGTTACAGTCTCACCTGTCTCAAACAACTGTTGTGACGAAATGAACATTCTTGGTGTTGTATGCCCAAGGTCTTCGACAAGCACAGTAGCGGTTGCATATGATGTGCCCCCTGTGATTGTCTCTCCGTCGATGAACTTTCCTGTGGAACCAGAACCAACCTCTGTAACAATCAGAGTGCCATCTTCATTCAGAAGATTGGTAGCAGTATTGATTTCCAAAAGGACGTTATCAATATTGACTGTCAGTTGAAGTTCACCCGCTTCAAGAAATTGATAATATGATTTTAGAAACTGAGAAAACTTTGGATGATCATCAGCAATGAAGTCAGGAAGCTGCCCATCAATCTGAGTGCTGAGTTTATTTGTTAACTCTGGGGTCCAAGACATATCAAATGGTGCCATAATTAATAACTCGAAGGCGCAACATAAGATGTTGTTGTATTATATGTCGAAACACCAGAACCAGAAACCGCTATAGTATCTTGACCCCCATTAATAGTAGTGTTAAGAGTATCTATTTCAAGAATTTGATTTCTCCTACCTACAATATCAGTGGAGCTTGGTGTTGCAGTCATTCTTATAGCCGTTGAAGCATTACCATCAATATTAGACACTGAAGAGATATAAAGTGGATTAGCTGAAACTAAACCAGTTGTATAATTTACCGTTCCGGCCTCTACATTATAATATGTTCTCACCCCAATATCCAAATAGTAAATACGAAGGTTACCAGCACCATCATCATCAAAGAACATCTCATTTGCATTGCCGCTTATGTAAAAACCTGTTGATGCAATCACACCACCACCAGATGCATTGTGACCTGAGTGTGGATTATATAGCGCGTTTCCAAAATTAACTGTGAAGGAATATGACCCCAATATATTTGGAGTATATAGGGAAGATAGGGCTACAGTAGTGATGTTATTTAATATAGCAGAATCAGCGTTATCGATTAACGCCGTAAATTGAGAGTGTCTAAACACAGAGCTAAACACTTTCAAATAATTTGCGTTGTAATTTGTGACAGTAGAATTCACAAGACTCATAAGTGATTCTTCGCTTTGTGTTGTAGCACTAGCGTTATATTTAAAATTTACATTGAGTATTAGATTTATTATAGCTGGGTCTACAACCACAGTAGAAATTGACGCAACAGTATATGGAGAAAGGTCAGTAACAAGTTGTGCCTTTTGAACTTCATTCAGATTTAGACCAGTTGTTGACTTGACACTAATAAAAACTTTACCATACTCTGCGATATCTGATACACCAGTGACGGGATTAAATGAACCATTCTCTCCACCCCAAACAGAAACCGTTTGAGTGTTTGGGAAGAGTTGTTTTACATAAGTTTTATAATCCTCAGCAGTAACGCATCGACCCTGTGACGCATAGTCTAAAGGTGCGTTATACTTAATCGATTGAATTGTTTCTGGTTCAGAACCACCAGCAGAAGGAGACACGGTAGATATATTAACACTATTAACAGTATCAATTGCAGCAGAATTTGTAAAGGTGACAGCGCCATTAGCAACACCTTTGTTTGTAACAACATAGTTTAATATAATAATATTTCCGTCTTCTACAGCATTACCTAAAATACCATCACCAAAGTATATTTCAAATTTTCCAGACTCAACTTCTTGTAGGAAGTAAACATTTGAAGTTGAAGTTAGAGTAGAGATGTCTGTTGCTAAAGTATATGTCGAAGTTATACTATCTATTGAAGAATTTTGAACCGTGACTGTAAGAGTTGTCGTATCTGCTCTATCATCATTAATAAGGAATCTCTGTTCAACATTCTGGGTATCAACTGTATACCTAGTTGAAACAAAACTTCCTTCATATACACTTAAATTATTAAATGGAATTATAGAACCAACATTAGTAGAAACTACGTCCTGTATAGTTACAAACTGATAAGACGTATCACCAACGCTGGTAGTGAACACTGTCCCCGCAGCTACTGTTGCGCTTATATTACTTGTATTTAAAAAAACATTAAGAATTGCCTTGGCCGCTCTTGCAGAACGAGTAGAGTAACCCAATGTCTTAGCATGTGAAACCACACTTGACCTCAACTGAGAGGAATCAAGGAACATCTCATTTGCAAGCATATTCGCATTGAAACCAAGATAGTGAGTATTGTATGCGAGAACATCAAGGAGCGCACTAAGACCAGAGCCTTCGAAGTCATAGTCCTTAAACTCTGTTTGATTTCGCATAAAGACTTTTAGGTTATCCTTTACCTCATCAAAGTCAAATTCTGTTACATTAAGTCTTTTTGTCGTTGTTGCCATTATCGTACTCTCTCTAATAGAACTTCCATATTGACAAGTTCTGTTGGTGCGTTAACAACATAAAACTCAATAGTAACTTCATATGCGTTGTTATCAAGGTTGGGAATAGCTCTCACTCCAACAAGACGGGCGCGAGGTTCAAAGTTTTCAATTACCTCTTCGATCTTCATGGTTAGAACATATGCCATGATCGGAGTCAGAGGCTCAAACAGAACATCTCTTACACCAGAACCAATCTCTGGGTGAAAGGGCTTCTCGTATGGGTTTGTTAATATTAGATTTCTTACAGACCTTTTGACTGCTACTATATCGATAACTTTACTAATATCTTTTGAACCAGTTTTAGGGCCAAAGAATAAATCTATATCAGAATATATCTGCGCGGCACGATCTCCGCCGGTGTACGTTCCATCGTAATATGCGTCCTTACCAGCCATAGATATTCCTCTTTATTATATTTATACACATTACAGATAGTTTATATATTTATATTTAGTTAGTCTCAAAGGCCTTTAATCTTCATCGGCGGCGATTATATCTGCATCGTAGTTTTCTAAGTTACTACCATACTTTTTGTGAGAAAATACCGCACCCGCAGTTAAATTTTTTCCTGATCCCGGTAATACAGCCTTTATTAATTTACCACCCCTAATTGATAATGTTTTTGCAATATCTTCAGATGCAACTTTAAATACTCCAGTATCCTCTGTTGGTGAAATATCTGAAACTGCATATGATATCTTTTTTTCTACTATTTTTGAAACCTTTGATAAAATATTTGCATTTTGTTTTATCACAGACGCAAGTTCAGTTAGAGCTGGTAATTCAGCCTGTTTTGCAGCAATAGGTTCCTTCACAGCTGGTTTTATACTAAACGGAACTCCCGCCACCTTTTCAAGATTGGGGATAATATCAAAAATATCACCACCACCCAATACTGATTTCGCCGATGATGAAACAAGACTTCCTAACTCCAAACCAGCAGAATTTATATCATCTCCAAATTCTGTTTTAATTTTTGCTAGTGCAGAAAAATATGATGAGGTGCCAGGGGAAATAGAAATAAGACTTTTTATTTCTGCCGGTAAGTTTAGTTTAGGTAGGGTTGGTATATCAGTAGTTTGTAGTTTATTCACTAATCCAAAAAGTTCGTTCTGCGTTTCTTCAAATACAGATATAGCTTCTGATGCAGTAGACTCTAGCTCTACAATCATCTCTTTCGCCGCAGTCTGCAACTTTGTTATAACATCATTCAGTTGCTTGCTTGCACCTTGTAAATTACTATTTGTAGGATTCATTATACTTTTTCCTTACGGGCCCACAAAGATTTGGATTTGAAATATCTGGCATAGCTATCCTCCCGCAAACACGTTGGAACTGCCAGCAGCAACAGAAGTGCAACCACTGATACCATCTCCAATTCTACCAGCACCTTTATCGTTGACAAAGACAGTCGATGAACCCGTCGCAATTGGTGCTGCATGTGCTGGACAAGGTGCGCCGGGTAACAGGTGTGATGTATT